GCAACGACCGGGTACGGCCCGGCATAGAGCCGCGCGTCTCGAGGTTCGTCCCAGGGATCGACATTCGGCAGGCCGAAGTAGCAACCACCTGTTTCGACGTATAGGGCGGCTACCATCATTCGCTCTTTCGATCAGGGCGCGTGAAGGAAACAGCCTTGGCCTTGATCCACTTCCACCAAATCTCCCATGGAGTGATCGGAGGCAGTCGTTCGCCGCGTGTAGTCTTGTTCGTGACACCGCCGCACATGGTCAAAGTCCTGTTCTTCGCAGCCGGCGCCATTCGAGGGCCTCCGGGCTTCGCTCTGCATCGAGGTCGCGCTTGGGTTCTGAAGAGTAGTCTGGCGCGCTCTTGATCGCTTCAATCGCCCGGTCAAACCCCTTCATAAGATCGGCGGCCGGGGACAGATCCATCAGCGTGTCAGCCTCCAGCTCTGCGCGGTAATCACACCACGCGCGGCGGAAAGCAGTCGCTTCTGGCTCGTTGATCCAGATCCCATTCTCCCAAACGTCGTGCTCGAAATTCCATTTGGTGTGGCTGGTCACGACCATGATGCCGGGCACGCTGTTCTTGTCGTGCTTCTCAATGTGCTGCACGTCAGCCATAGGGATGATCACGCTAGAGCCGCTGTAGATGCTTTCGGAGACTGTTTTCATTTGCTGTTTCCTCCTGTCAAAGCCGATACCGCCATGGCTCGGGCTGTGTTTTCGAGTCCGGCGGCGGCGGGCGGAACGAGTCAGCCAGCGGGCCGGCAGGAAGCTTGCCGAGTTGGTCGCGTGTCACGGGTTCGGCATAGCCGGGGAACACCATTCGAAGCCACAGATCAAAAATTTCCATTCTCATTTTCCTTTTTGATCTGGAGAGGAATCTGAGCCGTGCATGCAGCCGTGCGCCGAGCATTCCGGCAAATAGCAGGGTCCGCCGTCATCACACTCGCGCAGGGTCGATGTGTCTACAAGAGCGGCAATGATCCGATCAGCCAAGGCCGCAGCGGAGGGGCGACGTTCTGCCGGGCATTCACGCCAGACACGAACAAGCGACAGGATTGTTGCGTCTTGAGCGGCCGGCTGCGGTGCGATGCCAGGGAGTTTGCAGAAGGTCGCAACGATTTCCCGAAGTTCATGTTCTTTGAACTCGCTGATCCCGGCGCGAACGAAATCCTTAATGCTCGACACTGCTGGAGTTGGGGTATGACCGCGTAGGGCGGCGATGACCAATTCGCGGTCAGATCGATCAAGCATCACGTCTTCCATGTAGGTGGGCGGCGTGGACTGCTCAATATAATCGGCCAGTTCTGTTGCTCTGGCGGATACAGGAGATGATGGAAAGTCAGTCATAGCGCACCAAAAGCTTTGAGGATTGCGATAACGCCGCCGGCAACAAGGAAGCCGACCTCCACGTAGGCGATGAGATATCCGGTCATTTCGGCTCCTTGGGCTGGAGAGCGGCGCGGGCGACAGAGCCGAAGTCTCGCGTCACATCCATGCGATAAACCAAGTGTTCTGGCTGGAATGGATCATCAGGTAGCGGCGGCATGTTGGGCCCATCGTATCGGCCTGGATTTGCATAAAACCGCAGCGCCCATTCTAGGGCCTTGATGTGCTCCGCAGCCAGAAGATCTAGGTCGGAAGGCGCCGGCCACATGCGCTCGGAATCAATGCGATGCCGTTCCAGTAGCCGTTCAGAGATCGTGCTCATCCGACAGCTTTCCGCGCTCGCTCCAGAGCGGCGCCGAAAGTCCAGGGGAACGTGGCGCAAATCTCGCCATACTGCGTCGGTGTCCTGAACAGATCGGGATAGGAGTAATGATCAGTGGGATATTTCCACCCCTTCGCTGATCGCAGGTACTGGCAGACCGCACACTTATGGATGTTGTGCCAATCGTAAGACTGATCGGCCGGTTGCTTTTCCAGCCATGCAATGAAGCCTTCGAGAGAGGGGGCTTCCCATTTACGATCGAATAACATTCAGAATCTCCTTCGTTGAATTCGCTGCGATCGCCTGTCTGCCAGCCAACCGCCTAAGATCCAGAGCTTCCAGACCGGGATTAATGCAATCCCGAGGGCGATCAGGAGATAGCGGGCGACATGGATCATGCCGGCGCCTTTGCATCAGCTTCCGTGGCCGACGGCTGGTGGCGATTGCGAAGCGCTGCCTCAAGTGTTTTCTTGAGCGGCTTCGGAACGGTGTTCCAGGTTTCGCGCAACGAATCCGTGCCCTGCAGGGCGGCGGTTGCGAGCTTGGAATCCCACGCCATCAGATCGTCCGTTGTTTCCTCAGCCGCCCCGGCAGCAGGCGCGAGCTGGGTTTCTGCCGGAGCGGCCGACCCGCCGCGCGCCCATGTCGCCAAAGCCGCGCCGGTGGATTCGTCGAGCGTCTTGTTCTCGGGAAAAACGCTTTCGAACTGCTTTGGCAGTTTCATCATCATGCGCTCGCCGATTTGATCGCTGCGCCATTGAGGGATGCCGCCCGACTTCGGAGGCAATAGGCAGTTGACGGTCTGCTCGAATAGCAATTCTTCGCCGGCGATCGGCATGAAGCCGAGCTCCTGAATGCCGCCGCCCTTGACGGGCTTCGTTTTCTCCTTCGCACGGAAGCAGAAAATGAAATTGGCGTTCATCTGCAGGATGCCGCTGATCATGCGCTGGCGAAGCGCCGACGGCTTAATCCAACCCGCCATTTTCACGCGCTCGCGCTTGGCATAATCGTTGCCAGCCATCCGCTCGACTTCTGCATCCTGGGTAAGCAAATATCCGCCGGGACCGGAATGTTCGTGCGTCATAGAATCGATGACGATGACCTTCGCACCCTGTTTTATGCAGTGCTCGATCGCGGCTAGGTAGTCCAGCGAACCAAACGGCGCGTTGAACTCAATGTGCTTGAACTTGAACTGGTCGGCATAATGCAGCATTCGACGGGCTTCGGTATCGATGCCGAAGATGTCGCCGCCAACCACTGACTGTATGCCAGTGGCGAGACGCAAAGCCGAAAATGTCTTCCCTGATCCGCTGCAGCCCATGAGGCCGACGAGTAGCGGGACGGATTCTCGAACAGCGGGCTTTGCTTCGAAAGTTCTGGTGTGTTGGTTCATTTATCCCGCCATTATGAGAGAAGTGTCTTGCTCGAATTCGCCGGAGAACTCCCGCTCTAACCATTGCTTCTCTTTGAAGCCGGGATATTCGGGGATCACGGCCTTGGTGCCGTAGTTGCGCCAGTAGTTGTGCTCGACGGCTGGGCGCCACAGCGCGATGCCAGCCTCGACCTTCTTCCGGCCCATCGTTTGCCAATATTCGTTCATGTGCATGACGGTGAGTGCGTGTGGCTTGTCAGTTTCCTGGGCGATAAAGCGGTAACGTCGGCGGCCGGCTCCTGCTGGATCGAGAATGTCCAGTCCCCGCTCGATGAACGCAGCCTGCACATGCCAGCCCGCTGCCTCTGCGCGAATGCCGATGACGTGCGGTGCCATCGACATGCCGGACGACTTGTAGTCGTCGATCGTGCGCAAATCTTCGTGCAGCCAGTCGATCAGCGATCGAAACCAGATACCGTTCTCTTCCCAGGCAATCATCACCTCGGCATCGCCGTTGGTGAATGCGTCGCGGTCCTCGTGCTTAGAGAGTTGGTTCCATGCCGCAGTTGCCATGTCGGACGCTTGGTCGAATTGATGCTTGAGCACCGCGATCCTGCCCTGATCGGCTGCTATCTCGCGGGCTTCCTGCGCGTCCTTCTTGCGCCAGTCGGCGTAGTCGAGCACCGTGATCTCTTTGCCGCGCCCTAGGATCAGCCGGTGCGCGATGTTTCCGAGGTCAAACTTAGTGTCATCATCATATTCGAACTGAGGATTGAGGCGCGGCGACTGCTCCCAAGCATGCTGCGGCGACCGCTCAATCAGCACTTTCACCAAACTCTGGGTCAGGCTGGGAGTCGGGCACGGGTCAGCGCGATAGTCCGCATCGCTGACGCCGCGAAAAATTCCTGGCTTGGTGATTTTCATGCAGCCCTCGCTGTTACCAGCACCTGCCGGCCATTTCGGAGAAATCGGAGGTCACCGCGCCTAATCAGCGCGTGAACGGTCTGCGCGGCGTAGAAAGGGCCGGACTTCGTGTGGGCGAATCCGCGGCGAAGAAACACCAGAGGATCGATCGTCGCGGCGATCATGCAGGCACGCTGGGTGTCGGTGAGCGGTCTCATCACCGTCCCCTCAACTTGCGAATGGTCCAGTACAGCAGGCGCTCGCGCTGATACCGAGTGAGAATGAGTAAAACCGCGGCGTTGAGGCACAGGTATGCGAGGACAGCGTTCGTCATAACGGAGCCGGGGTGTTGGCGATGATGATCCCGATTGCACAAGCCGCGATGAACAGGCCAACGGCGATCAACTCGCACAGGACAGGAATTGCGATTAAGACGATCTCGACGGGTTCAGGCTTACGCATGTCAGTCTCCGCTATCGATGGTCATGTCGAGGCCGCACTTGACGCACGCCCCGGGATTCCATCCGCGCGAGGGATTGGCTCCAGCACCCAACTTCTTTTCGTGCTTGCAGATTGCGAACCGGCCGACCTTGGGGTTGCCGTTGCCAGCGTAGATGCAGACATAGCCAGAGCCATCGACACCGCCGCCCATGTTCGAATAGTTCGTGAGGAAATAGTGCGCCCAAGGCTTGTAGTTGCCGTCAGCCTTTGCGTGGCCCCACTTCGGCGTCATGCTGTGGCCGCCGGATGCGAGTGCATTGCAGAAATATTCCGGCGTCACCGGTTCAAAATTGGGAAGTTCGATCTCGCCTGCGATGATCTGAGCGTAGTCGTCGACAGTGTAATGCTTACGCATCGGCCGCCTCCCGTACCATCTGGAGTGCCTTGATGCCCCCGATGTCGCGCTGCTTCGACCCCCAGACTTGGAGCAGAGCCACAGCCGTCGGCAGATCGGCCTGTTGAATCAGCGACGCTATTTCGGCTGCATCGTCCGGAAATTTGTTGATGTAGTCCTCGTCGCCCCTCACGGCCGTGCTCCCGCCGCAACCGCATCAAGCCGCTGTTCGGAGGCCTTGGCGTCGACGAATCGCTCGATCAGCGCGGCGGCTTGCTCGATGTTGTCGAGGGCGCGAACGAGGATCGCCACGTCCATCGCAGTTGAGAGCGGGCGTTCGAATCGGAGGGGAAGGGGATCGGTCGAGCCCGTGAACTTCCCGAGCACGTCGCTGTCGGTGAAGCCACGGTCGCCGGGGCGCGGCTCATGCTTTCGCTCGTCGCGGAGGTGATCCCAATAGTGGGCATCGCGGGTGATGGGCATGGCGGCGGTCTCCGTTGATGGAGACCACCCTACCTAAATTTGGGTATATGTCAACCTAAAAATGGGTATCAGCCAGTTTTACGCTTTTCCTTAGCGGCTGCAATGCGTTCTGCTATCTCGGCCGTGATGGCCGCCTGATCTTCAAGCGAAAGGATGTCGTAGTTTTCCCTTATTTCTTCGCCTGTCATCACTGGAGGTCCAATTTCCTTGGCACCGGTTCCCCAAAGCAGGTACTCGACGGGGGAGCGCAGGGCCTCAGATAAGGCCGCTGCAGAAGCTCGTGGACGCTTCATTGAGCCCTGTTCGATCCAGCCGATATTCGTCTGGCTGTAGCCCGAAAGCTTGCCCAGCTTCGCCTGGCTCAATCCGCGAGCCATTCGAAGATCACGCACGCGCTTGCCAAATTTTATGGGGTCGGGCTCTTTCATGGGTTCCAACCTACCAAAATCTCGGTTGGGCGTCCTGCACAGATTTTTAGGTTGACGATAACCTAAATTTGGGTATGGTGAGCCCATGTCCAATGAAGCACTGAAGCGCGCCTGCGAACTGGCTGGAGGGCAAAAGCCCTTAGCGGACCGCATCGGCACCACACAATCCCAGGTCTGGTATTGGCTCGAGCGATCGAAGCGCGGCGTTCCTGCCGAGTTCGTGTTGCCGATCGAACGTGAGACCGGCGTGTCCCGATCTTCGCTGCGTCCTGATCTCTGGCCTGACGAAGTTTCTTCTGAGGATTTGCGCGCATGACGCCGCGGCAGGCGAACTACTATTCCCATCTTTTTCTTGGCCCCTTTGTGGTGGCAAGGGGGCATCAAACCACAAGTGTTCACTACCGTACACTAAACTTTCGGTCGCATCGGGAAGAATCTGCAATGCATTGCAGCATGTTTCATTGCGGAACATTCGCAGGTAGTGCGCGGCGTTTCTTATCTTCGTTTCGATCTCGATTGACATCATTAGTAGCCAGTTTGTTGCGTAGAGGGGCGTTCCAATGCATGGCAGTATGCATAAACGCGTGGATATCGCGCGTGAAATCATCCGGCCAAATGGTCGGGCGGTCGACCACTCGGTCGAATCCGTTCTCAAAGACATCGCCTACACGCTTTGGCCTGAAAACACTGCGCCTTCGCTCGCCGCGCTTTGTGGCTGCAGCGTTCGTGCCGCTGAGCGGTATCTCGGCGGCCAACGAGAATGGTCTGGCGATGCGATCGCCGCCATCGTTTCTGAAATCCTCCGTCGTCACAAAATGCGGAACGTCAAGGTCATTCCCAAATGGTGATGGCCGCCCGTTTTAAGTAACTGCGTCCCCGTTTTAGGCATCCCACGAGGACATCATGTCAAACCTGCCGTTATCACCGTTCGTTTCCGGCGAGCCCGTTGCCCCTTCGCCGGGTGAAGCCGCCGCGCCTCTCTGGCAAACGTCAGGCGTGGCGGCCGAAATCCCTGACGGATCGGCGTTGCTCGACTGTAGAGCAGCGTCCCAGTGCCTTAACGGCAATCTGGAACCCGATCCGTCAGAGACCGAACCCACCACCGATGGAGGAGGGCCCCAGGAATCGCCGGCGGCGGATGCAATGAACCCGCACGAGACCGTCGGCGATTTGGGCATCGACTGCATCGGCGAGATTTTCGCCGGCGCCCGCAAGTTGTTCGATCCGGATCCAGCCGCATACACGCGCGAGGACGAACTGCTCTACGACGTGCTCAGGGCGATGGACGATCCTTACGCGGCCGACCTGATCGATATCCCCGCTGGCATGTGGGGAGAGTTCGATCCGCCGCCGTTGTTCCTGCAAGAGCAGATGCGGGCCTGATTTCACAAAGGAGAATGGGAATGGCGCGAAAGAAGCGAATTGTCGAGGCTGAGCCAAAGATCGGACACAACGGTGGGCCGATGACTGAGGAGCGCAAAAAACAGCTCAACGGCTACGTCAGCGAGATCGAACGCTGGGAACGCGAGAAGGCAGTCATCCAGGCTGACATTGGCGAAATCTACAACGCTGCGAAGGATGCCAACTTCGACGTCAAGGCCATTCGCAACGTCGTCAAGGAACGCAAGATCGAAAAGGCGAAGCGCGAGGCCTTCGAAGCTGTCTGTGACGTCTACAAGCACGCACTCGGCATGCTCTCTGATTTGCCCCTAGGCCGATCGGCGCTGTCCGCCGCGGTCGGAAAACTTGGCACTCCCACAGACCTGACCGACGAGGAAAAGGCCAAGGGATACACCCACGCCTTCATCGCCAAGGACGGCACGCGGATGGCGACCGATATCGGCAAGCAGGTCGATCTCGAGGAAGCAATCGCGAGCACTCACTGATGCGATGGAGCGAGCAGCAATTGGCTCACCACTTGGAGCGCACAGGCGTTCCGGGTCGACAGGTCAAGGTCGACACTAGCCATCCGCCGTTCGCTCTGCCGCCGGACATCGTGCTTGATCTGCCGCCGCCGATCTCGGTCAACCGCATCTGGCGGAAATCGAAGGCCGGTGTGATCAAGAGCATGGCGTATCTGCGATGGATCAAGCGCGCTGACGCCATGTTGCTCGAGTTCGGTCAACTCAAGGGCGTCCGGCCAATCCCCGGAAAATTCACTGCTCTGATCCTGGTGAAGCGCTCAAACCTCGACCTCGACAATAATTCGAAATCAGTCCTCGATTTCCTGCAAAGCCGGAATTTCATCGTGAATGACAAGCTTTGCGAAGAACTGACCCTGCGCTGGGGCGACGCGCCGACCGGATGCCGCGTGACAGTGAAAGCTTTGACATAATGGCAGGTCTTTCATCAGGCACTGGCAACAAGCGCGCGGCCCTGAATATTCGGCGAAACGATCTCTATGAGAGCCCGCCAGAAGCCGTCACGGCGTTGCTGCGTTCGGAAAAACTCCCGGAAGTGATCTGGGAGCCAGCATGCGGGCCGGGCTCTATCGTGCGCGTCCTGCGCGCCGCCGGGCATCAAGTTTACGCAACCGATCTGGTGAATTACTCATCTCCGGATCAGGACAATCATGGCTGGGACTTCCTGTCGGAGCGACAGTTGCCGATTGGTGTGCAGGCGATCGTCACCAACCCGCCGTTCAAGAACGCTGGGGAGTTCGTGGCGCATGCGTTGGAGCTTTGCCCTCGCGTGGTGATGTTGCTGCGGCTTGCCTTCTTGGAGAGCCAGAAACGAACGCCCATCCTCGATAGCGGCCACCTTGCGCGCGTGCACGTATTCCGCAAGCGCCTTCCTATGATGCACCGCCACGGTTGGGACGGGCCAACCAATTCAAATTCTGGGATGGCCTTCGCTTGGTTCGTCTGGGACCGGAATCATCAAGGCCCAACCGAACTTCATCGCCTTTCGTGGGAATGCGCTGAATGACCGACCGCGTCTTCAAATTCGCCAGATGGCCCGAGCTTGACGACTACGCCCGCATGGGATGGCTCCCTCGCGTCGAAATCCTGGCCGGCACGCATCACGGTTTCTGGTCGTGCGCGGTGCAATGGGTTTGCGAATGCCCGGTGCCGATGCTGCGGAGGGAATCATGAACGAGCTAAAACTCGCGCGCCCCCGCGAAGTTCCAATGCTGCGAATGGCCGGCTATCGGCCGGTAATGCAGTGGTCCGACAGTTTCGTGATGATGCACCTTTCACGGGAAACCAACGACAACGTCACTGACCCGCTGGTCGACGGGGTCGCAGCACTCGCGGAAGAACTGGCGAGGTTGCCGTGAGGAGCCCGATTTCAGTTTGGGAGCGACATATCGGGCTGACCGAAAGCCCGATCGAACTATTGTTCTTGAATGCTTTCTGCAAGCTCGCGCTTGATCACGGCTATGGCGTCGAAAGGATGTCGACCGAGCCAGCATGGGTGATCACCGTCGAGCCGCAGCGCTGGTTTGGTCACTACCGCGTTGATTTCCTGATCTCCTACGCCTTTTTTGGCCGAACATTGCGGCTCGTCGTCGAGTGCGATGGGCATGATTTCCACGAGAGAACCAAAGCCCAGGCTATCAAGGACCGCCGACGCGACCGTGCGCTGCAGTCTCAGGGATTGAAGGTGTTCCGCTTCACAGGATCAGAAATCACCGCAGCACCGTCGCTGTGCGCGATGGAGGCGCTTGACGAGATAGAAATATTTCAAAGCCACTGCATCATGGACGCTTACGAAATCGCACGAAAGAAGGCAGCATGAATCCGCCGAAAATGCCAATCCATCTCGGCGACTATCATCGCGACACTGGCCATCTGCGCGCCGCGGAGCATGGTGCCTATTTGCTGCTAATGTTCCACTACTGGTCGACAGGAGGGCTTCCCGACAATGATGATCATCTCGCTACGATCGCCAGAATGTCACGGGGCGAGTGGAAGAAGGTCAAGCCGACCTTGCAAGCGTTCTTCAAGGATGGGTGGAAGCACGGTCGGATCGATTACGATCTGGACAAGGCGCGCAACATTTCAGATGCGGCGAGAGAGGCAGGGAAGGCAAGCGGACGTTCTCGATCCGTTAAGAAGTCGTTGAACGTCCGTTCGAACGAATGTTCGTCTGCCGTTCAACCTACCTTAGAACCATTAAACCACTTGAAGAAAGAAGAAGATGCCGCTGGCGCGGCGCTTCCAGAGGCCGAGCTTTTCAGGCGCGGAAAGGAAATCCTCGGCAAAACCAGCGGTGGCGTTATCAAAAACCTACTGAAAGCCAAGCAAAATAGCGTTCCCCTTGCTCGTGCCGCTATCGAACAAGCTTCCACGAAGGCAGATCCTCGCGAATACATCGGCGCCATCATTCGTGGGCGCGAAGAAAATAGTGGGATGCGCCCGGGGTTTGGGGACGATTGGGGATGATCATCTACGGCCTCGAACGGCTCGGGATCCGAGCAAAAAACGTGGTCGGCGAACAGCGTGTGCAGTGTCCGGCGTGCAGTCCAACCAGACGAAAAAAGGGCGACAGATGCCTCTCGGTGAAGATCGATGAACATTCCGGTGTCTACAACTGCTGGCACTGTGGCTGGCACGGCGCAGTCTTTGCGGATCAGCGCAGCGGCCCTAGCGTGGTGCGAAAACCAGCGCGGGATAAGCCCAGCGACCTTGGCGCAGCTCAACGTCGCCTCCGGTACGGCGTTCTTTCCTGACGTCGGGGAGAAACTGGACGCGATCTATTTCCGCTACGATGACGGCTGGAAAGCCCGCGCATTCCCGGAAAAATCGTTCGTCGCCGGCAGCGGCTTCAAGCTCTCTTTCTGGAATATCGCTCGCGTGCTCGCCGCAGCACCCAGCACGGTTTACGTGGTCGAGGGCGAGTTTGACGCTTGCGCATTGGTCGAAGCCGGAATCCCAGCCACCGCGGTGCTGTCGGTACCGAACGGCGCAAAAGCAAAACCAGTGGACGATCCGAAGGAATCCCGCGGCTATTCCTACGTTGAGGAAGCGCTGAAAGCCGGCCTTTCGCGCGTCAAGAAATTCATCTGGTGCGGCGATGCCGATGGTGCTGGCCACGCGCTGCGCGCCGACATGGTCAAGCTGATCGGCGCGGCACGGTTCTGGTTTGTCGACTGGCCGGAAGGCATCAAAGATGCCAACGAAATGCTGCTCAAGGACGGCGCTGCGTCATTGCGTGACCTAGTGACCGACGGAGCAATGCAGTGGCCGATCGCCGGGATTTATCGGCTCAGCGAGTTGCCGGAGCCAGCGCCGCTGACGTTGTGGCAGCCAGGGTTCGCTGAATGGGAGCACAAGGTGATGCTGGCCCCGCGCACACTTAGCGTCGTCACGGGGCATCCAGGGCATGGCAAGACGGCATTGTGGAATCAAATCTGGTTTCAGGTGGTCAAGGCGTACGGAGTTCCGTTTTGCGGCGCATCGTTCGAGACCAGGCCAAAGCCGCACGTTCGAAGACAATTAAGGACGCTTCTAAGCGGCCGCCTCGAGCGCGATATGGACGACGAGCAGCGCACGCGCGCCGACGCATGGATCGATGATAGATACCTGTTCCTCGTTCATCCAGAACAACGACCGACGCTCGAATGGTTTTTGGATATGGCCGAGGTGGCCGTCGTGCGTCACGGCGCCAGGATCATTCAGCTAGACCCATGGAACCGGCTGGAAGCGGCTCGGGCACCAAGCGAGAACGAGACGGAATACATCGGCCGCTGCTTGCGCACGCTGCACGCCTTTGCGCACGATATGAACTGCCACGTCCAGATACTCGCGCATCCGGCCAAGATGGACAACCAGCGCCGCGGCCAGCCGCCCATGCTGGAAGATATCTCCGGTTCGAAGAATTGGGACAACATGGTCGACCAGGGATTCGTCGTGCACCGGCCGGAGATCTTTGAAGGCAGCACGCGCAAGACGGAAGCTTCGTTCTTTCATCGCAAGGCCCGGTTCGATGAACTCGGTCACCCCTGCAAACTAAAACTGGATTACAAACTGGAGCGAGGTCGATATGTGTCAATCGACTATGATTGAGGCCGCAGAATGAACCGCCTCACGCGCCGGGAAATCGAGGTTTGCGGCTATCTCTGCCGCGGCTGGAGCAACGAGGAAATCAGCATCAAGCTCGGCATATCCAAGCGGACGGCTGAGGATCATCGGCACCACATCTTCAAGAAGTTTCGGGTCCGCAATGCGGTGCAGTTGGTCCGCCAGGTCTACCATCTCACCGACGAGGTGGTGATATGAGGACCGGACAGCGAGAATCGCGATTCGAGCGCGCCCGTGACGCTGAGCACGGGGAATCGCGCGATCGAACTTCCAGTGAATGGCTACGTAAATTCCGGGATTATCGCGATTGCCTCGAGGTCACGGCCGCCAGCTCAGAGGCTGCCCGATGACCGAGCTCCTGTGCAGCCGTGGCCTCGCCATCCGCCTGGGTGCCATTGTGCCGGATACAATCCAGCACCATCGGTATCTGAAGCGGCGAGGTGCTCATTTGCTGGTTCGAGATATTGAGACGGACAGTCCTATGTTTTGGAAATGGGAATTGACGAAAGAGGATTTGGTTTCGGCGAGGTCAAGCTAGAAGTCAGGATGCTCAAGCCGCCAGAGAATAGCGAGCAGCAGCGCGGCAATAACAATCAGCATGACGGCACCAAATGACATGCGGCCAAGCTATAGCGGATTAGACTACCGCGCCAGCCCGCTTGTCGACCTTGACCCCCACAGCCCGTAGGACGGCCGTACATAGCGCCGGCTCGTCCCGGGGACGGATGTGGCCCGCGGCCTCGAATATCGCGCCGAACGCCACCGCTGCTAGAAGAGGAGGGGATTCAGCAGCATCCGAGGCTCGAATCAAACGCGCCAGTTCGCGCCGGATACCCTCGCGATAGGCCGGGAAGCGGCCGATCTGCGAGATAGTGCGGTAATTGATAACCATTCTGGATGCTAGTGCAGCGACCGCACCGGGAAGGCCATCGGTATTAGATGCCGCCTTCATTGCTGTGAGATCACGCTCAAGACATTGCGCAACAACCGCCGCCAGCAATTCCGTCTTGTCCGGGAAATAGCGATAGAGCAGGCCAGCCGCGACGCCGGCGCGCTCGCACACCAGATCCGTGGTCAATCCGTCCAGCCCAACCTTCTCAATCACGTCGATCGCCGAGGCAATTAGCGAATTCCGCTTCGCCTCGAGCTGGGCCAGGACTTTCTCGGTCTTGCGGTAGGCCATTTTCAATTGCTCACATTGCACGCGCGAGGGCACGATATTTTGAGGGATCAGTCAATGGTTGTTGCCTCGACTCACATTGCACGCGCGACTAGGCCCGTTTTGACGCCCATTTAACCGCTTTGGCCCATTGTTGTTTCAGGTATTGGGCCCTGGAATCGGGATATTCCAGGGCCCAAATCCGGATTATCTGTTTCGATCGGCCGGACAATTCGGCTATCTCAATAGGATGTGCAAGGCCCTTTCGGAGCATGTATTGCGCCGCTCGTTTCATGGTATTGTCATCAGCCATTGTGGATTCCCCTATTCCTCTCGGGTAGCGGTTTGAAGCGGTGGCCGGCCCGGAGGGCGGCAATCCTCCGGGCCACCACGCTCTAAATAAGAGATCATTAATTGCAATATATCGATGCTTTCCTGGGCCTGTCCTAAGCCCGTATTGCAATGCTGGCATAGCCAACCCCTGAATCGTCCCGTGGTGTGGCAATGATCGAAATGAAGCCCGCGCTTCGGATTGCGATCGCCGCAGATTTCGCAAAGGGTAGGGCGCGGGCGCGTGGGCTGCTCAACAGGGACAGTTGGGCGTCCCCACCGCTTGGCGCGCCTTCTGGCGTCGCCCACCACGTCCTGGGGCCTTTTCCTGCGTGTAAGATACTCATTATCTCGAGACCCGGGCGTTTTTCGACGCAACTTCTTTTTCTCATTGTGCCGAGCTTTTTGCTCTGGCGTCATATCGGACCACCGCGACATCGCTATTCCTCCGTTTTCAAGCTGGCGCCCCACCTGGTTCAGGATACGCCGCAGTAGCCAGCCTCGGGACCGCGACCCTTTCCATCGGTCGGCACCCATGTCGGGATGCAGCGCTGGCAGACATAGGTGATATCCTCGCCGAATTCTCCGTGGCAATACCAGCCTACTGGCTTCGTGGTCTTGGGATTGACGAAGCGGCCGCACCTGCATTTCGGCATCGTTTCCATACTCATCTTCCGTCTGTGTCCTCCTCAATGATCCGGATTACGTCGCCGTCGGCGAGATATGTGCCGGAAACCATCTTTATGACAGCCTCGGTAGTTTCCTCCTGAGTCTCAACCCAGCATTCGTCCAGCTTGCCGCCGATATTTTCCCAGATGATGTGATAGGTCATTTTCCACCTACCGATGCTTCAATGCGGATTATGAAGTCAGAGAAATCTAGTGTGCTATCGGCGCGTCCGGCATGCATTCGCTCTTTCAAGCGCGCCACTGCGTCACGGCGAATTTGCTGCAAGACAGCGTGCGGCACTTGGCTATGGTTTGCGTTGTAGTGTGCGACGAATTGCGAGAATGTCATTTGATGCTCTTTCGCGGTTGCGAGTTATATTCTGAGTTATATTTGTCGGCGGTTTAGTCGTGACGCTCGGTCCGAACGACGTCAAAAGGCTCCCCTTTGGTGACCTTGCGCAACCGCTCATGCAGAAACAGCACGCGCCGCACTGGCGATAGATAAGCCCAAGCTTGCGCATCGATGGTTGTTCGCGCTTCTTGCCCGGCAATATTGCGAATTGTAATGGTGATGGTCATAGCTCGAGTTCCTTCCTTCTGGTTTGCTGTGTCGGAGAATAGGCTCAGATCCCCAACAGTCGGAGGACAACGGCAACCGGCGCGCCCATGAGCAGGCCGATTGCGGTGATTAGAAGCCAGTCGGTGCGATCGAAGGTCATGGCTGCACCGCACGCTTTGCTGACTGCGCATCGGCCCATGCCTTGAACTCGGCAATGCGGCGTTCGCGGTCCGCCTGCCAATCCATCTCGAGCCAGAAACGACGCCCCGGCGCAGGCTGAAAATTGGTGCAATGAATGCCGCGCTGAATGCGGCCGTCATCGAGCAGGATGTCGACCTTCCGATATCCCCATTTCGGATCAATCGGGTGGCGCTTGGTGATAACGCCATGGTCCGACGAATTGGCCATATCGCCCGTGTAATAGATCCGCACGCCTTCCTGCAGCGCATTCCATTCGACTTTCGGTCCGTATTGCATGGCTCAGGCCTCCGCAAAGAGGGCGAGCAATTCCGCATATCGCGGCTCGCGTTCGAAAACGGATTCGTGGTGATATTTCATATCCCCCTTGAAAATCGTGATGTGGCCATATCCGGTCAGCGTCGCGATGTAGGTGCGGCCGTCGTCACCGTCGACGATTCGCATTTTGCGGGCGAACGTCAGTTTTTTCGGTGCACCGGTAGTGACGCGAACCGCGCGCTCGCCGCGCTTGGCATCAATCTCGATTGAGAATTGAGCCGTCACGCGATGGCCGCCATTCGGCCAATCTTCAATGGTGGCGGACATTCTGGGATTCGAATAGTTCGTCATGGTGTAGTCCTCTCGGTTGAGCCCGCGGCAACGGGCGGTGGTGGTGACGATTTCAGTATCCGGCCCAATCACGCAGGGCGCGGAATGATTTGGTCCAAACGATCATGTTTTCGTGGTGCGTGATTGTTCCGTCCTTGTGCTGCTGCGAATAACGATCAACAACCTCGATGCAGTCCCCAATCATTCCGACAAACCAATCGTGAGACTTCGCCCAATTGATCTGCTGTGCGGTGAGTTGGTTGGTCATTTGGGCATCCTCTCGGTTTGTGCAGCGGCAACTGCGTTTCGATGTATTGAGAATGCGCTCACATCATTTGTTTGTCAACCGACAAAATGCAGATTGGTGAAAATAGTTTGGGCGATGGTTCAAATCATTGATTTGTGATAGTGTTTCGGCATGCAAAAGCCGCGGCGACTGGTCGGAAACGTCAAATGGTATTCGGAAAAACCGAAAGGCCGAAAGCGTCGACGCCGTTCCCCAATGCAGCTCGTCACACTCCGACTCAACGATCTCGCCAAACTATTCCGCGGCCGCTATGGCCACGTTCTGCCCGATGATGATGCCGGACGGGATGACATGCTTGTGGCGATCCATCATCTCGCCTGTCTGCCTCACCCGCAAAAGCCTATCGATCACTGGCTCGAGATTTGGGCGCCCTGGCTGACAGTCAAAGAGCGAAAGGATATCGTCGGCGACGCATTGCAGAACCCGCAACGCTGGAAGGCTGATGCGCTCGCCTGGCGCTTGCGTCTCACTGCGGCCGATCGGCATGCGTTGGGAATCACCACAATCGGGGCAATTGACGAAAACAAGGCCGCGCGCACCAAACGACGCAAAGCACAAGCCCGGAAACGAATGCAGGCCTATCGAAAGGCCAGAGGCGCCAAGTCTCGCGCCACATATGAGGACAAGTCAGCGGAACAGACCATGCCATGGATCGATCAAGGCATCAGCCGTGCCACATGGTATCGACGCCGCGCGCGTGAGACTGCGTGAGACAAGTGCGTGCGCACCATAAGTACTATATTGCTGCGCACGGACCAGTCTCACCAAGGTAAGAAAGCCTGACCTATTCGCCGCACGCGGATTGAACCAGCGCTCAAATCATGGCATCTATCAGCCGGACCAGACCATTCGGGAACTGTACCGCAAAGCCATGCGACCAACCCTCAGCCGACGCCACGCGCTTTTCGTCCGGCACTATCGCAAAACAGGCATAGCCGCGCAGGCTTACCTCGCCGCCGGCTACAAACCCACAACAAAGAACGCTCTCTATGTGTCAGCCTGCCAACTCCTAAGCCATCCTAATGTGCAACTGCGAATTCAGGAGCTAGACCGCCAGATGACCCAAAGAACACGCATAACCATCGAGAGTTTGCTGCATGATCTCGCTGAAGACAGAGCGCTTGCTCGAGAGACAAAGCAGGTTTCGGCCGCGATCGCAGCGACGCAGTTGAGCGCTAAGCTGGTGGGATTGTTGATAGATCGGAAAGAGAGCGGCCAGCCTGGAGACTTCTCCGATCTCACAAGCGCTGACGAGATACTGGCGCGCGTGCGAGCTGATCTCGGTGACGAGATGGCAGATGCAATCACGCAAGCCCTTGCAAAACAAGCTGATACGCCGGCGGAAACCAGCATAGATCCCGGGCCAGCGATCGGGCTTGATGCCGAGCGAGACAGCGACGCGACGTTGAACTAGCGCAACAATGGCGCGTCTCTGACACGTGACCATGTTAACCCGTTGATATTGTTGGATTGACATTCCCCTGTCTAGGGAATGCGCGGTCTCTCACAGAGTCCGGACCAGTTGCAACGTTGCGGTTTCCGCTGACAGATCAGCGCCAGGCATGCAGGCAGGGGAGGGCATCCCCCTCCCTCCCCAAGGGGAGCCGTACTCCCCGGTCCGGGCCTTTCCATCGGCCGCCGTCTTTTTTTTATTTTCCCCCACGCGTCTCAAATGGCCCCATTTTTCCATACCTCCATTTTTCCGGATGGGTCCCTTTTTGTATGGGTGTCTGTTTTTCGGGGGATGTGTTTTTGTGGAGGGACCCGTGGATGTGGATGGGTCCCATCTGTTATATAGTTGAACCTGCGCTCATAGTATGGAACCATGCGGTTGGTCGTGCGTTAGGCGGTGCGATCTCGGCCCTGTCACGTAGAGGATAAGGTGCCATGTCATGTTTTTCTTTAGCTTTCTGGCAGCAGGCTTGCATCTTGATCGTTATCGCGATCGGGCTGTGGTCGATCATCAAGTTGTTTTTGCCTTATCTGCTGGAGCGGCTTCCTGCCATCGTCGTTCAAATCATCAACATCATTATTTGGGTAGTGATAGCGATCATCTGCATCGTCGTTATTTTTGGGCTTCTGTCGTGCCTGATAAGCCTTGGCGGTGGCTTATTTCACTTTCCCCGTTGAGCAGTCGCAGGTTGCGCCATTGCCTCCGATAGAACCGTTTAACCCGGGCGTCTGCCGAGGATGTTGAGATGAAACTTGAAATCGATCTGTCGGACGTGAACGTCCACATTCACCTTGACCAGCGGGAGGCTCCACGCTGGGCGAAGACACTGCACGACATGGTGAGCCACGTTCTAGCCAACCAGGAGAATAAGATCATGCCCACCATTGAAGAGATCCAAACCAAAGCCAAAGCGACTCTCGACGCGGTGACCGCCGAAACCGATCTGAACAATGCCGTCGCCAAGGTCGTCAATGACCAGCGCGCGACGATTACTGACCTGAAAGCCCAGCTCGCCGCTGCTGGTACCGACCCGGTGAAGCTGCAAGAACTGAGCGACACGCTTGACGCGATCCTCGCTGCGGATACGGCCAACGACAAGATCATCGTTGACGCGATTAACGCCAACACGACGCCGTGAGAAGCTGAGTTGGTTTTATGGAATGGACTGGCCCTGTCATGGGGCCAGACTTTTTTTGCCCTTGCTCGCCCTCAGATTGGCAAACAGGCCGAGGAACAGGAACAGGACGAGCGCGCCGCTGATGCTGCCGTGAGCGAGTCCCAATGTGGATGCGAACATCAGCCCGGACATTGCGAAGATCGAAGCGGCGTTTATCTGGCCACCGATCCCGGACATCAGGGACCAGAGAACGAGCCACATGATGGCGATCCCGGCGATCCATCCCAGTTCGATGATTGCCTGCATGAAGATGTTATGCGGCGCGAAGCCGCGCAGGCAAGACATGCGTTGGAAGCTGTTGATGCCGTAGCCGAACCAGCCAGCGGTTGGCATGAAGTAGAAAGCATCCCGGGCCAGAGTTGTACGGATCTCGACCGACAAATCCATCCGGGTTTCGGCGAGGCAGCTCGGCGGCACTGCCGGCCTCCCCGACATCTGCCGCGAAAGCCACTCTTCCTTGGTCGCGAGGTCAGCCGCGGAGACCACTTCTGCGACGCTGCCAAGCACGGCGGTTCGCCGCAGGTTGGCACCGGTTATCATGCCCGCGATCGTCACCATCATGATCACGATCGACAACGTTCGAATCGACCTGAATTCGGGACGTGCAAACGACGTCAGGACCAGCGCACCGAGCAGGAACACGATCGCCATTGTCGTGAGCCTGACCAGCGCGATTGTGCTGATCGTCATTGATGCGAAAATCAGCACACATACGCAGATCGAAAAAACCGATACTGCGCGACGGCCTGACGTGACAAACGAGATCACCAGAAAGCCGCAAGCGAAGGCGAACAGTGTCGCGGCGTGATCGAGCCCCATGATGCCGATCTTGTTGTTCCCGGTCACCGCGACCGACAGCAACTGCCAGGCGGATACGGCAGTTGCCATGGTAACGATGGACAGACTGACCCAAAAGGTTGCGCGTCCTGCCGACTGTGGATCGGGCATGAAACGCGCCGCCACATAGAACGACAGCGAACAGCCGAACAGCGCGAGTTCCTTTAAATCCTCCGGATCGAAGTTGCGCAGCGAGGAAACCAGCGACGCCGCTACAAACGCCAGGAACAGGTAATCCGGCAGGATCAGCGTCGGCGCACGTCGCGGCCGGGAATTTATCAGTAGCAGCCCGAGCGGCGCCGCCACCATGCCGGCAGTAGCCAGACTATGCCCGGCCGACCCGGCCATGCCGTAGACGATTGTGATAATGGGAAAAATGAGTGCTGAAACCGCGAAAAAGGCCGCTGATGCGTTGATCACAGTACCCCCTGCTGCCAATGACGGCCGGGAGCCTAGCATCGCAACCATACAGCGAGCAACAGCCGATATTCGCCTTATGGGCTGCCTGTGGAAACTTTTTGCCGGATGTACGCAACCATCATGCGCAGGTCTTCCGCGTTGAGCGAGAACGCACTGTCCGGCGTTTCGACGGCGTCGAGCTTGAGGTGGTATTCGACCATCGGGGCACTGGCTGGCGGCACGATATTGCCGTGAGCGGACAGGCCGAGCGGCACCATCTCCCCACCGTAATCGGTGGCCTGCAGGAGGGTGACGCCGGCGCGCGGCCGCACGCTCATGACGATCGGCTTGCCGGTCTCGCGGACGGCCTTGATGATGTCCCAGTCGAGCATCTCGAACGCGGAAATCTTGTACCTAGGGCAGTCCAACATCTCGAGGAAGGCGACGTCGAGCGGGTCGAACACGGATGAGAACCAGGCGATGTCGACCTCTTTGCATTGATCGATCAGGTGCGGAAACCATGCCTGCGGGGTGTGTACCCGGCGATAGAGGTCGATGAGGTCAGCCTCGCCAAAACTTGTGGCGGCGAGCTCAAGAACATCGGAACTGGCACCGCGCCGCGCCGCGAGCCGCTCGGGGTCGAAACATTGAAACTTGACCGCATCGGCCCCGGCTTGCTTGGCGTGCACGATCAGCTCGAGCGCGTTGGCAAGCGATCCGCCATGGTTACCGGAAATCTCTGCGACGATCTCGGTCATTCGTCGTCTTCCTTCTCTGAATAGTCGTGATGGAAGCCAATGGCCTGAACGTCGCGCCTTGGATCGCGCAGGCGAGGCGTCAGCGGTCCGTCCTCCGGGATACGATAGGGATTGATCCGTCTGGGATCGTTCCTCCTGATCGGTCGCGGCTTCATCGGTCGGTCAGCCATTTCTCCGCCGCCTTCTTGAACGCCTCTCCGACCTGCCTGATCTGCTCTGTCGTCAGATCCCACGCGCAATTCTCGAAATAGAGCAGCCGCCGGTCGTGCAGATCCTCCGCCACCGGACACGGCCGCGCGAACTGCGAGAACGCCGGCATGCGATACAGCGGATCGACGTAGCCCTCGACGATCGGCACGCCCTCGGCCCGCAGTGCCGCGCAGAACTCGGCCCGGTTTTTGTCGATCATGAACGGGATCGTGTAATAGATGTGGGTGCATCCCTCCATCACCATTGGTGCGCGAAGACCTGGAATCTCGCCGATAGCCGCTATGATCGCTTCGGCCTGCTCGACGCGCCCACCGATGATCTCCTTGCCGCGCCGTAGCTGCACCCGCGCGATCGCCGCGCAGACTTCCGGCATCCGCAGGTTCAAGCCGATTCGGTCGCTGACATGCTCTCCATGATTGATGAAGGCCCGCATCCGTGCCGCGAGTTCGTCATCGTCGGTCGTGCATACGCCGCCTTCACCGCACTGGATCGGCTTGTGGATGTTGAGCGACCAGCAGCCGATGTGGCCGATGGTCCCGGCATACTTGCCGTTCTCCATCGCGAACGGTGATTGAGCGTTGTCCTCGATCAACTTCCATCCGCGCATGTCCGCCATGGCCCGCGCCTTGTGCAATGAGGCCGGGTGTCCGAACAGGTTAGTGATCACCATGGCCTTCGTGGCCTTTATTTCATCGCTCCAAAACGGCCCGGCGAGACTGAAGGTCAACGGATCGACGTCTGCGAACGTGATATCTGCCCCCAAGAATGCGGGTGCCGCGGCTGTCGCTGACATAGTGAAAGGAGTGGTGATCACATTGGTATCCATCGAGATGTCGACAGCCTCGCACGCCGCAAGCAACGCGCTAGTCGCCGAGTTGCAGGCGATGGCATGCTTGACCCCGAACGTCTCGCACCACGCATCCTCAAGCGCGCGCACAGAGAAGCCGCCGCGTTCTTGCCCGGCGAGGTAGCCAGAGAGCGGCCTCGTCACAACAGCGCCAGCCGCGGCGATCATTTCTTCTTCGCCGATGGAGTTGAACGGCTTGATAGGCCCGATCATAGCAAGTCATCCAGTTGGCGCAGCACGAACATGAAGTTCGGTGAGCAGGCGTAATACTGTCCCAGCGAGGGGAGTTGCGCCGCGATGGCGTTGATCGGGTGGTTGTAGTCGGGCTCGATCCCCTGATCCTTGCAGAGCTTGGCATAGATCACGCGCGACGCGATGTAATACAGGTTGCCGATGTTTTCGACGTGCTCGATCTCAAAAAGATCGCCGCCAGCATTGGCCATGAATTCGGTGAACTCTTTCTGCGGAAGATACTTGTTGTGCCATCGCGCCTCGATAGGATCAAGGTCGAGCCTGGCGCGCAGGATGTTTAGCGAGTTGAGGCCTGCCTCGGTGTTCTCGACCAGGATCAGCCTGCCGTTTGGCGCGAGCATCTTGAGCATTTCCATGATGCCCGCCTTCTGCTCCTCCCATGTCGCCAGGTTGATCAGGCAGCGCGTGCTCAAAACGATGTCGAATTTCTGCCCGCGCAGGTTCTTGTTGCGCGACAGGGAAAGTACGTTGCCGTGGAAATACTCCACGTTCGGGATCACGGCCTTGTTCGCCTCTGATATCATCGGCTCGCTGTAATCGACCCCGGTGATCATCGCCTCCGGAAACTTCTTTCCTATTTTCACGGTCGAATATCCGTTGCCGCAGCCGACGTCGAGAATCGTCTCACGCCTCTTTATGTTGTCGATCACGCGAAGGATGCTGTCGATCTCGAGGGTGCGGTAGTGGTGATCCGGTGCCGTGGCCAGATCGGAAGCGCCGTGAGCCAGCGCCTGATCATCCCAGAATGCCTTCGTCTTGTCTTTCACGGTCATGCCAGTTGCTCCCGCAATTCTGCCACCGTCATCCGGCGCGCCTTATCGCTGCTGTTGCCCGGTCCCATCGACTCATGCCTCTTTTCCCATTCCGGCAGCCCGCGCACATCCATCTTGGCACCCATGGCCTCGGCAAGATCACTGAGGCGATAGGCGGGTAGGGTAGGAATTTCGATCTCGCCTCCGACCATATGCATCGACGTATTGAACACGAGGCTGACAGCTTCATCCATCGTCATAAAAAACCGCGTGCATTCCGGATCGGTCACGGGGACAGTATCGCTTGTCTCCAGCATCTTGCGCCACGTCGGAACTACCGAACCGGTCGAATTCCAAACGTTGCCGTACCGGACCACGGAGAAGCGCGGTCCGTTCCAACCGCGGGTGTTGTTCGCGGCGAGAAACAGGGACTCGGCGAACGCCTTGCTCGTTCCATAGGGACTGATCGGCTCGTGGGCCTTGTCAGTTGAAAGCGCAACGACGCGACCCACATGGGCATCGGTTGCCGCCTCGATGACGTTTGCGGCACCGTCGATGTTCGTCTTCTTCACTTCGAGCGGATTGTAAGCTCCGACTTCGATGCGCTTCAGAGCGGCCGCATGAACGACGATCTCGATTCCATCCATCGCACGCTTCAGCCGGTCGCGGTCGCGCACATCTCCGATGAAATAGCGCATGCGATGTCGCGCCGTCGGATGTTCGGCTTCCAGTTCGCGCCGCAGTTCGGCCTGCCGATGTTCCGAACGAGAATAGATCACAATCCGCTGCGGCACGGTGTCGGTTATGCCGAGAAGATATTTGGCAAACGCCGTGCCGAACGCGCCGCTGCCCCCTGTAATCAATACCGACTTCACGACGCCCTCACCATGGGTGCAACGGTCGCGCCGGCCAGCCGCTCGGCGATGTCGCCACTGTCGATGGAATCGCGGATGATGCCGAGGGTGTGGTCATAGCTTTTCAGGATGCGCTTGACCTCGCTCGGACCGTGCGCCGCACACACATTGTTGCTCGCTGCGATCAATGTGCCACTGGCGATCATCTCCTTGCGGAACAGCGCCGCGATCTGATCGTCACGGAACTTGATCCGCAGGAACGAGAGAACGCCATGAAGCTTGACGATGTCCTCCGAGATTCCGTGCTGTTTTGCGAGGCCCCAGAAGCCGGTCAGGATTTGCTTGCCGGTCTCGCGCAGTGTCGCAACGACGTTGTCGCGCTCCATCTTCTTGATCGTGGCGATCGATGCCGCGAGTGAAAGCGTCTCACCGAACATGGTTCCGCTGTAGAAAATGTTATCCGGCGGTTCGAAGCGCTTCATGATGTCCTTTCGGCCAACGATGGCGGATAACGGCATGCCGTTCGCCATCGCCTTGCCGAACGTCGCCAGATCGGGCGTGACGCCGTACATCGCCTGCGCGCCGCCCAAGTGATAGCGGAAACCGGTGATGACCTCGTCGAAGATCAGAATGGTGCCGTTGCGGTCGCACTGCTCTCGAAGATGGCGGAGCAAGGGCGCACCGCATTCTGGCTCAATGATGATGGCCGCATATTCGCAAGGACCACCGAAACCAAGACGTAGCGAGTACGCGTCCTCCATGCTGATGCGCGTGGTCAACTTCCGAATGTCCTTGGGAACGCCGAGGTTCCGCTCGACGCTCCAATCTTGCCAGCCGTGGTAGCCGCCGCAGATCAGGACGCGGTCCCGGCCGGTGAACGCGCGAGCCAGCCTTATCGCGGCCGACGTGACGTCTGTACCGCTTTTGCCGAACCGGACGGCTTCGGCGCACGGGATGATGCGGCAGAGCGTTTCCGCGAGTTCGGCTTCGAGTTCAGTCGCAAGGGAAAAGGAGATACCGGATGCAAGTTGCCGGCGGACTGCCAAGTCAACATCCGGATCGCGATATCCAAGTATGTTTGGCAGCAGCGCAGCGACCATATCAACGTACTCGTTCCCGTCGATGTCCCAGACGAGGCCTCCATCTCCATGGGAAAGGAAAAGAGGGCTGGGCTGCGGGTACTGGAGGTGGCTTTTGCTGAACGTTTGCGCGGCGAGCGGGATGACTTCGCTGGCTTTTTTGAACTGCGCTTGCGACCTTTCGTAGCTGCGGGCATAGATCGGCTCCTCGGCGAGAGCGTCGAAGTAACGCTCGTTCATGATGGCGTTGGCGTTGAGCTTGCGGATGTCGGGATTGGCATCAAGGATGTCCAGGATGTCGATCTGCGACGGAGGTTCATTCCACGGCCAGTAGACCGCCACATTCTTGCAGAATTCGTAATCGGCGGTGGTATCGAGGACCCATCGTTCATCCCGCAACCCGGGAATCGGATTGATCACCGTCTCGGCCGGGAAGCGGGAGCGGTTGCGCCCGATCCATGTGGTGACGCAGTCCCGATCGATCGGCCTCGTCGCCTCGGCATCTGCCGCCATCAGGGCTTCATAGGTGAAGGCCTCAACGTCGAGACCGTCAGGATAGGTACGAGGACTGACATTCGAGCAGTAGGCAGCGCCAGTCTGCTTCTGAAGGCGAACAACGGCGCCGATGACTTGCGGATCAAGGAGCGGGCAATCTCCCGTGATCCTCAAAAGTACATCGGCGCCGCTCGCGTTGGCGCATCCGACGAAGCGCGACAGCACATCCGTCTCAGACCCGCGCCAACAATGGACGGCGTTATCATCGCACCATTGCGCGATAACGTCGTCTTGATCCAACGTGGAAGTAGCGACCCATACGGCATCGACACCAGGAGCGGCCTCACAGGCGCGCACGCACCAAGCCAGCACCGGTCGGCCGCCGAGGTCCATTAAGACCTTCCCGGGCAGACGGGTCGATCCCATCCTCGCCTGAATTACCGCAACCACTTTGGTCATAGAATTTCAGCCTTTTTTCTGACGTCGAGCAGCACCCTCAGCGTCGCAAGGCCATCGTGGCCTGAAGCTCCCGGCGCGAACACTCCGTTGATGCGGTCGATGAATGCGCGCATCTCGTTTAGGTAGTCGTCGTCGTATGATCCCGGTGCCTGCGTGGCTTCGGTTCCGAGCGACATCCGCCGCGCGTCGATGTCGACGCCGATGTTCATTTTCTCTCCGGCGATCCAGAATTCGCGGATGCGATGAGGTGTCGCATGATCCAGCAGAAACGTGGAACGCGTACCGCTGTCGTGCTGCAGGATGAAGTTTGCGGACTCTGGGGTCTCGCTCGAGACCACACACTTCGCCGGTCCGAAGAGATAAAGCGCAAGATCGACCTCATGCGCTCCGGTGTTGAGGACCACGCCGTCGCTGGTGTATTTCTCGGTCGTGTGGGCGCAAATGAAGTTCGCCCACAACGGCTCGCCGATCTCTCCAGCGCCAAGACATTGCTTCACTCGCTGAATGCAAGGATGCAGGCGCAGATTGTTGCCCATCATGACGACAAGGGACTTGTCGTCGGCTGTCTGCAGCAGCTTCGGTAGCGTGCCAATGTTGGCGGCGATTGGCTTCTCGGCCAAGACATGCTTGCCGCGCTCGATGCAGCCACGGAGTGCCTGCTCGTGAAACATCGTCGGCGACGCCACCACGACCGCCTCGCACTCCTCGTAGATGTTACGTTCGAACTTCACATCGCGCTTGTTTGCGGGATCGTAGACCAGCACGTCATGCCCGAGAGTCTTGAGATTGCGCGCATGGCGACTGCCGATTGACCCGTGCCCGACCACACCGAACTTCATGGCCGCACCGGGATCGTTGTAGTGGCGGACTTCTTCAGCACGGTGACCATCTCGTCGTCGTTAACAATCGCGCGGGTTACCAGATGGTAAATCGGATTGCCGAGCCACAGATTGGCGAAGTCAAAATGATAGGAGAGGATGCCGTCGCGATGCTCGTAGTGGCGCGCGAACGGCTGGGCGGTGGCAGCGAAGTCATGGATGATCAGATGACCGCCGGCTACCAGCACCGAATCTCCTTCGGCCGCTATTCGCAGCCATTCGGACGGGTCGGCAAGGTATAGGCAGAAGCCGTAGATTACGAGATCAAATGGACCCGGCACGGCGAGGCTTGCGGCCGATGCCTGCACCACGGGAATTCGCTTCTCCGCGGCTTCAAGCGCGGCCTGTCGGCTCGGTTCGACTCCGAACACTTCACATCCAAACCTGTCGCGAAGCTTCGCAAGCCGCCAGCCGTTCGAGCATCCAACTTCCAGCACGCGCTTGGGCTTGATGCCAGTGGCTATGACCGCGTTCCAAACTGGGTCTCGTTCGCCAAGCTTGTCGCGATTCCTCGAAAACCACGCATCGCCTTCCGAATTGAGAAACACGTCGGCCTGTCTCATTTCGCACTCTCTTTGAGGCGCGCGGCTCTCCGATTACGGATTTGCCGCCGCTCGTTCCATTCGCTAATCCACATGATCGGAAACACGATGACCATTACGACAAGCGAAAATGCAAACAGACCGACAACGAACATTATCGGCCAGCCGAGCAGCCAACCGAATGTCCAAGCTGAGGACCAATCAAATTGCGCGCCCACGAATAGCGCATGAAGCATCGCCCCAATGCCGAGATAGATCGCAAGTCCGATGAGTGCGAATAGCCTCACTTCGCCAAGTCCTTCAGCAGGTCTGAGATGTTGGAGTCATTGGCATTGATGGCCGAGAGAACCTTCTTTGTCTGTTTGGGGGCCTTCTCAATCGCGATCTCGACCAACTGCATCCAGAGTACGTTGTTGTTTGCCCTCATCGAGGTGATCATCCCTATGATCTCGCGCTCGCGTTTGGTGGTCATCGCATCCTCCCGAATAGCAGTGCCGACACCGGCGCGCCGTCGATCAAAAAATGATTCAACAGTTCGCCTTCCTGCTTGAAGCCGCTGCCCTGGATAATCTTCACCATGGCGAGGTTGCTGCGCGCGCAGCCGGCCTCCAGCTTGCGAATGTTGCCGCCATCCTTGTCGAGCAGCCATCCGCATGCTGCCTTCCATGCCTCTCCAGCGTAGCCTTTGCCCCAGAACGCGGACTCGCCGATCATGATGCCGACATCGGATACGTTGTTCGGATCGTCGTGCGTCGCGCTCAAATTACCGATGTGGTTGCCGCTGTCGGCGAGATAGATGCCCCACAAATGGGAGCGGCCGACGAAAGAGTTGATGTACCGGACCTGCGACGACAGCGTGTGCGTCTGATGCCGCTGCTGCGAATAACGGACGACGTCTCGGTCGAGCAGCCAGCCGATGTTGCGCGACGTGGCCTTGGTGAGCGGACGCAGGGTCAAGCGGTTCGTTGAGATTGACGGCGTCACCGGAGGCGCTCCAACAAGTGATCGATCAGCTTTAACTGCCGCTCGGCCGTCGCGCGCGCCCATGCAGCACCGGCACCGTAGTCGCCCGCGCGTCGCATCTCTTCCAACTGCGCGATGGCTTCCTTGCGGATGGCGACCATTTCATCGCGGTTCATCGGTAGGCTCCTTTTCGCGCTGATACTTCTCCAGCAGCAAACCGGCGAGATTGGATACTGACCGCTTTTCCTCACGGGCCAGTTCCTCGACGCGTTCCTTTGCGGATGTTTCGAGCGTGATCCGCAGGTGGATAGATTCGGTTGCCATGTCGTGGACAAGAAGGAACTGATTTGAACTCTCTTGTCAATGGAATGAGCGATAGTTCACAAAATAGATGTGGACGCCTATGTTGCGGCCATGAACGTCTCTCAAAGCGCCCTCGTCACGCTCGCGAAGGCCGCCAAGCGCATCAAGGAAATCCGTGAGGCCGAAAGGCTCGAGGATTCGTTCTACGAATTCGTCAAAGCCGCGTGGCACGTGTTCGACCCGGCCGATTTCGTCGGAAATTGGCACCTTGAAGACCTCTGCGACCATCTCGAAGCGGTCGCGCGCGGCTATGCGAGCCGACTTTTGATCAACGTGCCGCCCCGAACAGCCAAAACGAACATCACGTCGATATGTTTTGTCGCATGGGTATGGGCGCAGCGCGAAAAAGGGCCGCTGATGGGCCCGCAGGTCTCGTTTTTCTACGCCTCATATGCCGAACGGCTCGCGCTCGAGCACTCATTGAAGTGTCGCCGCCTGATCGAATCGCGCTGGTATCAAAAACATTGGGGATCGCGCTTCAAATTGATGGCTGACCGCAACACGGCGAGCCATTTCGAGAACGACAAGGGCGGATACCGCATGGCGTCGTCGGTTGACGCCCGCGCGACGGGCTATGGCGCCGATCTCCTCGTCGCCGACGACCCCCATCTGGTCAAAGAGGCCGAATCCGAACTGGTGCGAGAGAGCGTCGTGCGCTGGTGGTCGGAAACGATGCCGTCCCGCCTCAACAATCGACAGACCGGCGCGATGATCGTGGTGATGCAGCGCGTCCATGAGGGTGATTTGGCCGGCCACATCCTCGCGAACGACCTCGGATACGTCCATTTCTGCGTTCCCATGTCCTACGTGCCGTGCCAGCACGTAAATGTTTGGAACGGCGACAAAATCGAGACCGTAATCGGCGAAGAAGTCGATGAAATCGATGAGGAAAGCGTCTTTTGGGTCGATCGCCGACGGGAAGACGGCGATTTGCTCTGGCCGGAGCGATTTCCGGCCAGTGAAGTCGCCAAAATCGAGAAGGAGCTCGGGCCATACGCCTATGCCGGGCAGTTTCAGCAGGACCCGGCGCCGCGCGGCGGCGGCATCATCCGAACGGAGTGGTGGCAGCCTTGGGATAAGGAGACCGCGGAGGAAAACGGCTGCGTTCCCGAGAAATATCCGGGCTTCGAATACATTCTGGCCGCGCTCGACACCGCGTTGACGGAAAAAGAGGAAAACGATCCGAGCGCCATGACGATTTGGGGGATCTGGCGGGATCCGAATGGAAACCCGAACATCTTTCTGATGTACGCATGGGCTGAGCGCTACCAGATCCATGATCTGGCCCGGCGCGTCGGTGAAGATTGCAAGCGGTTCAACGTCGATCGCGTCATCATCGAAAACAAAGCGGCCGGCCACAGTGTTTCCCAGGAACTGGTGAGGCTATTCGGTCCATCGGAGTTTGGTATTGAACTCGTCGACCCGCGGACCGGGTTCATCCGCAGCCCGGACAAAGTCGCCCGCCTGCAAAGCGTCGTCTACCTGTTTAGCGAGGGGCTGGTGTACGCGCCCGATAAATCGTGGGCGGATGACGTGATCAAGCAGTGCGCGACCGTCCCGCGATCGGTCCATGACGATTTGGCCGACACCGTAAGTCTGGCGTTGCTCTATCTGCGCCGCTCCAACCTGATCATCCGGCGCGAGGAGCAGGCACTCGAACTGGAGGATGAGACCAAATACCGGCCCCGGAGCGGTTCGCTTTACCCCGTCTAGCGCAATAGCAATTGCCGTGGTAATGTATTGAGCGCTCGTTCAAAATTTGGAAAGGCCATATGGCCGCGCCGATCAGCCTTCGCATAGTCGATCCCGAGAAGCCACAGGACGAACTCGCCCCGGCGACGTTCGACCTCGGGGAGGGCGATTCGGCGGTCAAGATCAACGCCGACGGTGTGGCCGTTATCGAGAACGCCGACGGCAGCGTCACCTACGATGAAAATCCCGATCTCAGTACGACGGAACCGGACGGCGCGGATTTTTATCGCAACATCGCCAAAGAGATAGAAGATACGGAACTGACCCAGATCGCATCCGAACTGTTGACCGGGATCGAACTGGATCAGCAGTCCCGGAAGGACTGGATGCAGACGCGCGCCACCGGGATCAGGCTGCTCGGGCTGAAGATCGAGGAGCCACGCGGCGACATGGGCGCTTCGTCTGCGCCGCTGGAGGGGATGTCGACCATCCGTCACCCGCTGCTGCTCGAAGCCACGATCCGCTTTCAGGCGACTGCGCGCGGCGAATTGCTGCCTTCTTCCGGTCCGGTGAAGGTCCGCAATGACCTGCCGATGCCGCCGGATGTGCCGGCCCCGCCGCCCGGCGCGCCGCCCGCGCCAGAGGCCCCGCCGCAGATGGGCGACAATGGCGGTCCGCCGCTCGCGCCCGAAGGGCAGGCGATGGACGATCTCGGCGACGCGCTCGAAAAGGACATGAACCATTACCTAACGGTGACGGCGACTGAATACGTTCCGGACACCGATCGGATGCTGTTCTACGTCGGCTTCGGCGGTGACGGCTTCAAGAAGGTCTACAACTGCCCGCTGCGCCGGCGCCCGGTGTCGGAATCGGTGGATGCCGAGGACATCATCATATCGAACGCCGCGACCGACATGCGTAACTGCGGCCGGGTCACGCACCGCATCAAGATGCGTCCGTCGATCCTCAAGCGGATGCAGATCATCGGCGCCTACCGCGACGTGGCACTGACTGCGCCGAACCCGTCCACGCAGACCACGGCACCGGAAAAGGAAAAGGCAGAAGTCGGCGGCTACAAGGTGCAGCCGATGCAGCCAAAGGACGCCGAGTACGAGGTCTATGAGTGCTATTGCGAGCTCGACATCGCTAAATTCGCGCCGAAGCAGTTCAAGGACAAGGGCCTGCCGCTTCCGTATGTGGTGACGCTTGAAAAGGACAGCCGCCAGGTGCTGGCCGTCCGCCGGAATTGGGATGAAGACGACGAGCAGGCGCTCGCCAAGCAATTCTTCGTCCAGTTCCCGTTCATTCGCGGCCTCGGCTTCTACGGTCTCGGCCTGATCCATATTCTCGGCAACGTGACGATGGCGCTGACCGCGATCTGGCGGATCATGATCGACAACGGCATGTTCGCGAACTTCCCGGGCTTCCTGTTCGCCAAGGCCGCCGGCCGGCAGAATACGAACCAGATACGGGTCCCACCCGGCGGCGGTTTCCCGGTCGACGTGCCTCCCGGCATGAGCATCCAGAATGCGTTCATGCCGCTTCCGTACAAGGAAACCGGCGCGGCGTTCACCGGGCTGGCCGCGCATATCGAGGAAGTCGGCCAGCGCCTCGGTCAGACCGCCGACGTCAATATCGGCGAAGGCAAACAGGACATGCCGGTCGGCACCACGATGGCGCTGATCGAGCAGGCCACCAAGATCATGGACTCCGTCCACAAGCGGCTGCACGCCGCGCAGATGGAGGAGTTCGGACTGTTGAAAGAGCGTTTCCGCGAAGACCCGGAGGCATTCTGGCGCCACAACAAGAAGACCCATCGTCCGGCTCGGAAATGGACCGAGGAGCAGTTCCGGGAGGCACTGGAGCAGCGCGAACTCGTCCCCGTCGCCGATCCGAACAACCCGACGAGTCTGCACCGCATTGCCAAGGCCACCATCATCGACATGCTGGTGAGCAAATATCCGATGGACATGGACAAGCGCGCCGCACTGAAGCGGATCATGCGCATTGCGGACATCGACGCTGATGGGCTGATGACGGCGCAGACCCAGCAGCCGCCTCCGGACCCGCGGATGGAAGCGATCAAGGCCAAGGCGATGGCCGAGCAGATGAAGGCAGAGATCGCCAAGGCCAAGGTGCTGATCCAGGCCCAGACCTCGCAGATGACCTTCGCCGACAAGGAGAAGGAGCGCGAGTTCAAGAAGGGTATTGCCGCTTTCGAGGCCCATCTCGAGCAACTTCGCGTGCATGCCGACCTGATGCTCAGTCAGGACGAGATCAAGCGCGCCAACATGCAGACGCACGCGGATATCGCCGGCCAGAACGCCGAACTCACGCACAACATCATCTCGAGCGAAACCAGCCATCGCATGGAGATGCAGCAGGACGCGGATCGGCACGCTCAGCAGATGGAAGCCGATCGCGCGCGTACTGCACTGCAACTCAGCACCGAGGAGGCGCGCGGCCAGCAGCAACTGGAATTGGCCCGCGAGAAGAACGACGCCCAGATCGAGCAGCAACGGAAGATGAATGCGCTGCGACCGAAACCGAAAGGGGACAAGTGATGGCACATCCTTACGATTCTGAAGCAAAGACCGGTCAGGAGCGCGCGAAGTCCCGCTACGACTTCCCGCCCAATAATTCCGCGCCGAAGGGCGTCGTTTATGAGGACGCGAAGGTCGAATCCCGGGGCGAGAAGGCCGAGGACAATTTCATCGGCGCGCCGGCGCGGCAGGTCTCGGAAACCGGAAAGGTGAGGAAATAGCTATGCACCCATTTCATGCACACCGCGAACATCAGGCCAGTCATCGGCGCGTCGCAACGCGCCTCAAGGATCACCCCGGTGGCGCGATGAAGCACGCCGATGGCGGCGCATTCAGCAAGGTCACCAGCAAAACCGCAGCCGCGAGCCACGATAGCAGCGTCGAGGGTAAGGCGTCCCCGAAGCGCTATGCCCGCGGCGGCAAGGTCAAGGGCGCGACCACGAACATCGCGATCGTGCTGCCCGGCGGGAAGGGCGAGGGATCGGATATGCCGGGCCCGATGGCCGGCGGACCGCCCCCGATGCCGGGCCCGGGCCTGCCGCCCGGTGGCCCGCCTCCAGGAATGCCGATGCGCGCGAGCGGCGGCCGGGTTGGCGGCGAATCGACCAAGGAGAACATTTCCAAGATGGCATCGCGCGCCAAGGCGAACAGTTATTTCCGTGGCGGCGCGGCGACCGGAGTCGGTCGGGAAGAGAAGGCTGCGCGCATGAAACGTAAGGGAAAATGACGGCGATCAAGAGCCAGCACTCGCGAATTTTCGAGCATAGCCTCGCCGCGCGTCGGCAGGAACTGCTCGAGTCGTTGGCCTCCGGTCTCGACGTAAACACCTATTGGCGGCTCGTGGGCCAGATCCAAGGCCTCGACGATGCCGTGAAGATATCCGAAGAATCCGATTTCAAAATCAGTGGAGACGAACCAGATGCCGGTGCTTAGCGCCCCGAAGATTGAACAGCTTTCGCAGGCCCAGAATCCGAAGCAGGCGATCATCGCCGCGGTGGGTGACTTGTCCAAAGTCGATGTGTTTTCCGACCTCGTACTGGTGGCGACCTTCATCCGTTCCGAGAAGACCGCCGGCGGCATCATCCGCCCGC